GGTGAGGACGACCGTGCCAAACAGTAACAATCTGTACCGTGTTGTAGAAATTTAATGTGTGTGAAGAAAAATGGTTTACAAAGAAATTTAGGTACGCTAGAAAAATACAAGCCTGAGCGAGATGGCAGTCTCAACTCAGGCTCTAAACGCAACCACGTCACTGGTTGGTCTGACGATCTGTTAGACTCTCTCAGTGTCTCACGTCAAGGAGACACCAAATGGCTGTCAAGAAAGCTGAAACTACCCTCACAATCGATCCTCTCAAGCAGGGTCGCATTCGTCTGACGCTCGTCGGTCAGACACCATTCTACTTCAATGCGATGGGCGCAAAGGCAAAGCGCTCTCTGTTGGTTGGCGGTGGTAAGAAGACCGCAGCCGAACGCAAAGAAATCAAGCACAATCCCGAAGAGGAGTTTCGGGACAGTGTGTACCGCACAAACTCGGGCGAGACGCACCTGTGCTTCCCTGCCCCTGCGGTGAAAGGCGCAATGGCTACGGCGGCGCTGGAGACAGCGGGTGTCACGAAGACCAGCGTACAGCGCCTGATCTTCTTGCCGGAACAGAAGATCAAGATCTGGGGTAAGCCCTATCTGAAGATGGACGTCGTGCGTTCTGCGGACATGAACAAAACCCCTGACATCCGCACCCGCGCCTTCCTTCCGCGTTGGGTTGCAGAGGTGGACATCGCGTTCGTCAGCCCGACACTATCGACCCACAGCGTCGTATCCCTCCTCTCCAACGCCGGTGTGATCGTCGGTCTTGGTGACTTCCGTCAAGAGAAGGGTCGCGGCTCCTACGGCACGTTCGCTGTGACTGGTGACGACGGTGGCGACTTCGCGGACTACGTTGCGGAAGTGAAGCAGGAAGGCTTCGCCGTGCAGCAACACGCGATGGAGAACCCCGAGATGGCTGATCTCGACACCGAAGAACTCTACGAGATGCTGCTGGACGAACGCGCTAAACGCGCAGCGTAAACCCAAACGGACGTTCGGCGGTCCTTAAAATAGTCGTTCACGGTGAGGCAAGGCGGTCAAGGTAGGGTCTGGTCAGGCATGGCGCGGCGCGGTCTGGCGGTCATGGTGAGGTTCGGTGCGGTTAGGTAAGGCCAGGCATGGCGGGGCGCGGCGGGGCGGTCTAGGTTAGGCGCGGCAGGGTTCGGACCGGCCCGGTAGGGCAAGGCGGTCCAGGTATGGTGGGGTTGGGTAGGGTATGGTCGGGTAAGGTATGGCGGTCGAGGCACGGCATGGTTTGGTTAGGCATGGCACGGCATGGTTTGGTTAGGCATGGCGGTCCTGGTGAGGCGCGGCATGGTCTGGTGCGGCAAGGTCCGGTAGGGCAAGGCGGTCATGGTATGGCGCGGAGCGGTGTGGTGCGGCGAGGTCAGGCGAGGCGGTCACAAAACATTAGAAAGGATGAGAAATGAGTAAGTTTACAAAGGCTCAAAGGCAGGAAATCATTGACGACTACCTGCGACAGACGGGGCAGAACCTGTTTATCGCAGGTGCCTTCGTCGATTGGCTGAAGAAAAAGCCGGATCACATAGCCTATTCGTGGTTCTACGGCATGAGTGACGAAGAGGCCGCTCGTGATCACCGCATCTCACTTGCCAGAAACATGGCAAGTGGTCTGCGCATCACCGCAAGCTTCAGTTCTGCACCGTCTCAAGCCAAGTCTGTGACGGTAAAGCAGGGAGAAACAAACTACCCTTCGATGATTTCGCCAATGTCTATGCGAGCGAACGGGGGCGGTTACATCCATTTCGACCCAAAAGACGAAAAGTCTATGGTGGAGTTTCGAAACGAGGCGGCGTCCACACTCAGGTCTTGGGTCAAGCGATATGCCGTTGCTCTTGAGGCGATAGACGTTGACCAAAAAACTATCGAAAAACTAGCCTCGAAGCTAGAAATAACGCTCGAAAAGGTCTGATAATACCCTCTTATCAGGCAAGAGTTTTTGCGTTACATTGTCGGTATGGATAAGAATGACCCGAGAGCCGTACTGACCAAAGCGCCAATGACGCTGAAGAAGATCAAGGCGGAATTGGCGCGACGATCACTGCGAGATTACGTCAAACAGGCGTGGCCGATCATCGAACCCGGCACTCCATTGGCATGGGGATGGGTCGTAGATGCAATCTGTGAGCATCTCGAAGCGGTGACAAACGGCGATATCAAACGCCTTGTGATCAACGTCCCGCCGGGGGCCATGAAATCCAAACTCACATCGGTCATGTGGCCGACATGGACATGGTTGCACCACTCCCACTACAAATTTCTATCCAGTTCCTACGCCTTGAGCCTCGCTGAAAGGAACAACGTCGAAGCGCGGCGCATTCTGCAGTCGAAATGGTATTCCGACAATTTTGGCATCAGCATCTCGGCTGACGAGGCCGGGAAGGTCAACTTCTCAACTGACAAGCTCGGGGTCATGCGAGCCATCTCGGTTGGTGGTGCGACCACTGGTTACCGTGGTGACATCTTCGTAATCGACGACCCGCACGACGTCTCGAAGGCCGAGTCCGACGCCAAGCGCCACGAGGCGGTGCAGTGGTTCGTTGAATCGGCTCAGACCCGTCTCAACAGTCTCGCCAACTCCGCAATCGTGGTGATCATGCAGCGCGTCCATGAGGAGGACGTGACCGCAACCGCCCTTGAGATGGGTTACGATCATCTGTGCATCCCAATGCGTTGGGAAGAGGCCTACCGCAAGACGACGTCCATCGGCTGGAGCGATCCTCGCACCAAAGAGGGTGAGTTGATGTGGGCGAAGCGGTTCCCATTGGTGGAACTGACCCAACTCGAGAAGAATATGGGACCATACGCGACAGCCGCGCAGATGCAGCAGCACCCAGTGCCGCGTAAAGGCGGTCTGTTCCAGATGGACAACATCAAGCTGATCGACGCCCTGCCGGAAGACGAGGACGAGTACATCAGCGTCCGCGCATGGGACTTGGCCGGCAGCGAGGGCGCGGGTGCCTTCACCGTTGGCGTGAAGATGCAGTGGGGCGTGAAGACGCAGAAGTTCTACGTCACTGACGTCGTCCGTGAACAGCTGGGCGGTGGTGGCGTGCGCAAGCTGATCGACCAGACTGCGGAGAAGGACGGCACGAGCACCTACATCATCGTGCCGCGCGACCCTGGACAGGCCGGTAAGGTGCAGTCCGAAGACATCATCGCGATGCTGGCTGGGTATTCAGCGAAGGCCGAGGCGCAGTCGGGCTCGAAGGAGCTTCGCGCAGAGCCGTTCGCCTCTCAGATTGAGATCGGCAAGGTGTGCGTCCTGAAGCGCCTATGGACGAAGAGCTTCCTCGATGAACTCCGGTTCTTCCCGAAGTCGAAGTACAAGGACCAAGTGGACGCTGCATCGTCTGCGTTCAATGAGCTTGCGCAGCGCACACGTCGGAAGAAGAAAACGCCGAGTTTGTCCGTTGTTGGCGAGAATAAGGCGAATGTTTTCAAAGTGGCTTGATTGACCTATAGTCTCGCCAGCAAGATAGGATGACCTGATGGCCCGCCCATACAACGAACTTGGTGTAGCGTCCGATACCCGACCAGACTGGGGTATTCGGAGCGATGAATTTGTTGTCCAGCTGCGTGGCCGACAGGGTATTCGTAAATACCGCGAGATGTCGGAGAACGATCCGATCATCGGCGCGATCCTCACCGCCATGACAATGATGCTGCGATCCGTTGAGTGGCGGGTCGAGGCCGACAACGAGGCCGACAAAGAGTTCGTCGAGTCTGTCATGCACGGCATGGACGACAAGTCGTGGGAAGAGTTCATCGCCGACGTGCTTACGTTCCTGCAATACGGCTTCAGTGTCTTCGAGATGGTGCCGCGCAGAGACGATGACGGCATGATCCGCATCAAGAAACTCGCCAGCCGCGCCGCTTACACCATTGACCGCTTCGAGACGACCGACAGCGGCGACATTCTTGGCGTCTGGCAGATTGCGGCGCGGAAGAATGTCTTTATGCCGTACTCCCGCATCCTGCACTTCCGCACAACCTCTGTCGCCAACGAGCCGTCCGGTCGATCCGTGCTGCGCAGTGCGTACACAGCGTGGAACGCGCAGAACAACATCAAATACTTCGAAGGCGTGGGCATTGAGCGGGAACTGAACGGTCTGCCGATTGCCTACATCCCATCTGAGTACATGGCCTCTGACGCCTCGGACGCACAAAAGGCGTTGTACAATCAGGTGAAGAAGATCCTGCGTGACGTGAAGCGCAACGAGCAGGGCTACATCGTCTTCCCGTCAGACCTCTACGCCAACGAGGACGGCAGTCTGACCAACAACCGCATGGTTGAGTTTGATCTGGTGGCGTCCAAAGGGACGCGCGACATCGACACAGGTGCCGTGATCGTGCGTTACCAGCAGGAGATCGCGCGATCCGTGATGGCCGACTTCGTGATGCTGGGTGCGAACGACCGTGGTTCCTTCGCATTGTCGCAGTCAAAGGCCGACCTCTTCCTCCGAGCGCTTGAGGGGTACGCAGACACCATCACGGCCCAGCTGAACCGGAAGATGATCCCAACACTGTGGGAGATGAACGGTAAGGACAAAAGCACCATGCCGAAAATCTCTCGCGGTCGCATCGCCCCAGTTGATCTCGACGAACTCGGCCAGTTCATCCAGCGCCTCGCACTGAGCGGTGTCGATCTCTTCCCAGACGACATCTTGGACGGCCATCTGCGCGATGTGGCGGGTCTCCCTGCGCCTGATCCGAACCGCCCACCGACCCCCACCCTCGATGCTGTTGATCCGACGACAGAGTGATGGCGTACTCCTTCAAAACATCCGGTTGGCCTGAGCGACTGTGGCGCAACAACAATCGCCCAGATATCGCTCGGGGTAACGTCCCAGGTTCGTACCCGTACAGCGCGTTCGGTGAGTTCGTAACCGACGGTGCTGTCA